ACCGAGATCGAGGTCAGTCCTCCACGCGCGGACGACGGATCGACGACAGTCGCGCCCTCGACACTTTGCTGATCGGCGGTGGGCGCGGCGTTTGCCACCGATCGCGTCCCTCGGCGGTCTGGCGGAATGGCTCGATTCGGGCGCCCCCAAGACTTCGGCCTCGCCATCGACGGCGCCGCGTCGCTGCGCGGTGCCACGGTGCCCGTCACCATCCATTACGCCAGCCCAGATCCGCTGGGCTGACTTCCAATCCAACAAGGATTCCGATCATGGGCAAGACGCGCGCTTACGGCGCCGATTGCGTGCTGCTGGCTGCCTTCGAGGCAAGCTACGGCGTGCCTCCGGCCGACGGCTACACCCGGCTTTCGTTCAAGGAATGCGCGTTGGGAGCCGAGCGCCCGCTGGGCTACGACCCGCTCCTGGGCCAGAGCCGCGATGCCCAGGATCCCTATTACGAGGCGGTCAAGGACGAGGGCGATGTCGGCGTTCCCCTCGACACCAGGGCACTGGGGTTCTGGCTGAAGGGCTTGTTCGGCGCTCCCGCCACCAGCGGCGATGCCGACACTGCCTTCACCCATGTCTTCACCTCGGGCGGCACGTTGCCCAGCCTGGCCCTGGAAATCGGCCACGCCAAGCTGGCGACACCCAAGTTCTTCCGCCATGGCGGGGCGAAGCTCGACAAGCTGTCCTTCGACATGGCCCGCTCCGGTGCCGCCAACGGCAGCATCGGTGTCATCGCTCAGGGCGAGGTGGAAACGACCAGCACCATCGACGCGACGCCTGCCAGTTTCGCGTTGAAGCGGTTTTCCCAGGGCAGCGGCACCATCCGTGTCGGCGGCGGCCAGCTCGCCAACGTGGTTGGCGGCAAGCTGTCCTTCTCCAACAATCTGGAGCGGGTCGAAACCATCCGCGCCGACGGACTGATCGATGGCGTCGACGAGACGGAAGCCACAGCTGAAGGTTCGGTGGACATCCGCTTCGGCACCGACACCACCCTGACCGCCGCCATCGCCGCCGAGAGCCCGGTTGAGATGGAATACGGCTTCACCATCCCCGGCTCGTCCTTCGCCCTGACCTTCCATCTGCCCCGCGTCTTTCTGCCCAAGAAGAAGCAAGAGATCAAAGGCCCCGGCGGCATCCAGGCCAGTTACGACTGGCGGGCCGCCCGCGATCCGGCGGCGGGGTATCTGCTCCGCGTTACCCTGGTCAACGACGTGGCGGGGTACTGATCATGATCCGCCTGACCATCCCCAAGGAACCCTACTGGATCGATCTGCCCCACGGGGTGCGGGTGTTCGTCCGCCCCCTGACCACGGCGGTATACGAAGCGGCCCGCGCCCGAGGCTGGCGCATGGCCCGTGCCATCGCCGCCGAGCATGCCGATCTGAAAGCCGCCGGGGCCGACATCACCGGCCTGCCGGACCTGTCCGACGAAGACGCCCTGGCCGGGCTGTCGCAGATGCTGTTCGCGCAGGGGCTGGCCCGGTCGGCCATCACCAAGTGGGAAGGCGTGCTGGACGAGGCGGACAAGCCGGCGGAGATCACCGACGCAGCCATCGCCGATCTGATGCAGTTGCCCCGCATGGCGGAGGGCTTCGTCGTCCAATACACCGAAACCCACGAAGCGGTGATCGCCGAGGGAAACGTCTCCAGGCCCGCGCCGAATGGCACTTCGGCGGCGGGCCGGAATACTGCCGAGGCTGCGGTGGAAACTGCTACTGCCCCTACGAGCGCAACGCCCCCCTGACCGAAGCAGGCTGGCAAGCCTGGGAACTCCTCGCGGGCTCCATAGGAACCATCCGTCTCGGCCCCCGTGGCGGCATCACCGGCCTCGACCTTCCGGCTCTGCTGATCCAGGCGGAGGCGCTGGGCTACGACCAGCCTTTGCTGGTGCGGCTGCTGCCTTTCGCCGAGCGGGGAATGGTGGCCGGTTCCGCCAAGGTTCAAACCGAGACCTGACCGATGGCCACCAAATCCGTCTCCATCCGCCTGTCTCTGCAGGACGGCGAAACCGTCCGCCGTGCCCTGCTGAAACTGGGCGAAGATGGTCAGAAGGCGTTGGCGCGGATCGAAGGGGCGGCGCAACCGGCCTCCCGGTCGCTGCTAGCCATCAATGCCGCCAGTCAGGATATCCAAGGTGGCATGGCGGCCTTCGCCTCGCGCCTCGGCCCTATCGGTTCGGTGATGATGGCGCTGGGACCGGCCGGGCTGGCGGCGGGCGCGGCCATCGGCCTGTTCGGCAAGGCCATGGTCGAGTCCACCATCAAGGTGGAAAGCCTGGAGGCCCGGCTGAAGGGGCTGGTGGGCGCCGCGGCCCTGACCGAAACCACCTCGTATCTCTATGCCCAGGCCCAGAAGACCGGCACCGCCCTGGAAACGGTGATCGGCGCCTATTCCCGGCTGGCCGCGTTGCAGAAGGCCGGCATCATCACCACCGGCGAGAGCCGNGCNCTGCTGGAGGGNTTCCAGTCCACCGCCATCGCCCTGGGCGCGTCGTCCGAGCAGTTGGAGCAGTCGCTGTTCGGTCTGGCCCAGGGCCTNTCCTCGGGNACGCTGCGNGCCGANGAGCTGAACCAGATCGTCGAGCCNATGCCGGGCCTGCTGCAGGCCCTGGATCGTGCCGCCGGGCTGCCCTCNGGNGGNTTCCGGCAGATGGTGACCCAGGGCAAGGTNACGGCGGANTTCTTCCGCGACACTTTGATCAAGGCTCTCCGGGGCTTTGATGCCGCGGCCATGGAGAGTGCCGACACCGCCGAGCGGGCCTTCACCCGCATGGCTAACGCCTGGCAGGGATTCACCAATGCGCCCTGGCTGCGCGGCATCCTGTCGGGGGGCGCCAATGCCGGATCGGCAGCGCTGGAATCGCTGACGCCGGGGGACAATTCCCTGAAAGTCCGCCTGGCCGCTCTCGATAAGCGCATCGCTGCCCTTGGTGGCGAGCAGGCGCTCGATAAGCCTTTGCCGGCCGGCACCCATTCGGTGGTGGTGCAGGCGGTAAAGCAGGAAAACGAGGAACTGCGCCGTCTGCTGGCCGAGCGCCAGGTCATTGCCGACGATCTCGACGAGATCACCCGCAAGCGGGCGGGCATGGAAGCCCAGGCCAAGATGCAGCGACGACCAGATCCGCGCCGAACAGCGCGAACCCACCTATGTGGAAAAACTGGCCGACCTGAAGTTCGAGGTGGAATGGCAGGAGAAACTCAACGCGGCGCGCGCCGCCGGCAATGCCGAGTTCAGCCGCACCAAGGCCCAGTACGATGCGGCCAAGGGCTTTCGCCAGCTTGAAAAAGAGCTGTTCCAGCAAGGTGGTGTCTATCGCACCTCGGCCAAGGAACAGGAAATCCGCGACATGCTGGCCCGCGAGGCTCAGGCCAAGGGCACGGGCGAAATGTCCGCCCAGGCCCAGGCCGAGGTGTTGGGCTTGGACATCCTGGCCCATGGTCAGGAGCGCCTCGCCCTGGCGACCCGTGAAGGTGGCCGTGCTCAGATCGACGCCGCCCGTGCCGTCAAGGTGCTGGAATTCGCCTTCAAGAACGGCGGCATCGCGGTTACGGCCTACGACCAGGCGCTTCGCCGGATCGACGACGCCAAGCTGCTGGAGCAGAAGAACGGCCTGATCCGGTCACTGGAACAGGAAACCGCCGCCAACGACCGGCTGGCCGAGGCCGCTAAGGGCTCGGTGGCCGACATCATTCTGGCGGAACGGACCAACTGGCTGGCCGAGCAGACAGCCAAGGGTTTGACAGACGCCAATGGCGAACTGGCTCAGTCCTACGCCCAGGTGCAGAAGTCCCGCGCCAACAGCGAAGCGGCCCGCGCCATCGCCGATCTGGAGCGGGAGATCGACGCCCTGGTGCGGCTGGCCGAGGCGGTACGCAGCGGGGATCGCACCCGGGTCCGCGACGCCACCGTCGACACCGACACGGCGAAGTTCGCCCGCAGCCATAAGCTGGCCGAGGACGATCCCCGGGTGGGCGAGTATCGAGCAGCCCGGTCACGTCAGTATGCCGAGGCGGTCAAGGACGAGGCCCAGCAGACCAATCGGGCCTATGACGCCACGCTGCGCTTCAAGGATGAACTGGCCAAGCTGAACGAACAGCGGGCCAGCGGTGCCTTGTCGGAGGAAGCCTACGCCCGCCGCTACAAGGAACTGGAGCAGGACAAACTGGCCGCCAGCCGCGACTGGCAGGATGGAGCCATCCGGGCGGTGCGGGCCTATGTGGATGAGGCCAGCAATGCGGCGGCTTCTGCCGAGCGGGCCATGTCCGGCGCGCTGCGGGCCAGCGAGGATGCTTTCGTCAAATGGGCCACCACCGGAAAGCTGGCCGGGCAGGATCTATTCAACAGCCTGGCCGAAGAGGCGCTCCGTGCTGCCTGGCGCATGGCGGTGGTGGCACCCTTGTTCGGCGGGGCCAGCGGTGGGCTGTTCGGCGGCATGATCGCCGGCATCGGCAGCTTCTTCTCCGGTGGCGCCACTGCCGGCACCGGCTCGGGCGGCGGCGCGGTGCCGGTTCCCAGCACTGGCAATTTCGCCATCGCCCATTCCGGCGGCCTGGTCGGCCTCGACCGGCTGGAAAGCCGTCGGTACAGCGCCTCGGTGTTTGCCGGGGCGCCCAAATACCACACCGGCGGGCTGGTGGCGGGCGAGCGGCCCATCATCGCCAAGGTGGGTGAAGGAGTGTTCACGCCCCGGCAGATGGATAACGCCGACCGCCTGCTGGGAGCGGCTCTGTCCCGACCGACGGCAGCGGCCAACGTGCAGATCACCGTCCACAACAATGCCGGCAACACCGAGGCCAAGGCCCAATGGTCCCAAGGGGCCGATGGCGGCGTCCAGATCGACATCTTCGTCGAGGAGATCGAAGGTCGGATGAACCGCCGCATCGGTCGCGGCGAAGGGATGGCTCCGATGCTGGAACAGCGCTACGGCCTCAATCCGGTGGCGGGAAGCTATCGATGACCACCCTCGTTCACTGGCCCGACCGGCTGCCGTTGCCGACCTACGACGGCTATGCCCTGGAGCCGGAGGCCGCCGTCACCCGCACCGACATGGAGGCCGGCCCGGCCCGGCAGCGGCGACGCTTCACCCAGGCCCCCACCCGCATCCCGGTGCGGTGGCGCCTGTCCCAGACGGGCTTCGTCACCTTCGAGGCATGGTTCCGCCTCAAATTGGCGGACGGCGCCGAATGGTTCGCCATCGACCTGTTGGGTGGGAACGGCAGGAACCGCCATGAAGCCCGCTTTCTCGGCCAGGGCACGACTCCCTACCGGGCCGTGCCGCAGCGGGGCGGCGCCTGGATCGTCACCTCGGTGCTGGAGGTCCGTGAGCGCCCCATGCTCGACGAAGGGGCGCTGGACATCCTGCTGACCGAGGACGTG